GGCTCTTTTTTTGTTGAGGTTGGCTGTACCATTAATACCGCTGGAGGGTGTAAAGGAAAAGCCCCGATACGCAAAAATACAAACTTACTCCGATGAGGTAAGGCTGGCAGAGGGGGCTCTGTATGTAAAGCTCACACTTAGCTTTACAGAGGATATACCTAAAGAGGATCCTCATGAGCTTGTCGGAGAGATTGAGTTTGAAACTGATTCGATAACAAACAGATAAGGAGGATGCAAGTATGGGTTTGCCCGATATTGTAATTGAGTTTTCCAAAAAGGCTGTAACAGCTATCCGTAGCGGAGCTCTGGGTATCGTGGGTATCATTCTTAAGGATGCTAAAAATCACGGTGCTATGGTGCTAAATGGCGTTGATGATATCCCTACTGGAGAGAGTGCTTTTAGTGAGGCTAATACAGCCTACATTGAGAGAGCCTTTATGGGTGCTCCCAGTAAGGTTATCATTTATACCTTGCCTACGGAGGCGGAGAATTACAGTGAGGCGTTTAAGTATTTCTCTACAGTAAAGGCACATTACCTTTGCGGTGCTCCCGATATGACTAGTGCAGAGGCGGAGGCTTTTGTTACTTGGATTACTGGAGTGCGTAAGAGTACGGTACGCAGACCTGTAGCAGTTTTGCCCAATGTAAAGGCAGATAATAAGGCTGTTATCAGCTTTAAGGTGGTTAATGCTACCGAAGATGATAAGATCGAGGTGGGCGGTGTGGAGTTTACAGAGGCTGAATACTGTAGCCGTATCGCTGGTTTGATCGCTGGGCTGGATCTCCGTGTTTCCAGTACCTTTAAGCCTCTGAATGAGGTAACTATGATCCCCGTAGCAGATGATGAGGAAGTGAGCACGGCAGTAGATGAGGGCTACCTCACTCTCTACAATGACGGAGAGCGTGTTGTTATTGCCCGTGGCGTAAACTCCCTTACTACTGTTACGGAGGCAGAAACAGAGGATCTCAAGAAAATCAAGATCCTTGCTATTCAAGATCTCATTGAATCCGATATTTACGGCACCATTAACCGTAACTATATCGGTAACTACTCCAATAGCTATGATAATAAGTGCTTGCTTATTACAGCTATTAAGGGCTACCTTAGAGGGCTGGAGGCTACTGAGGGCGGTAAGGGCTATCTTAAGGCAGACAGCTCTACCATTGAGATCAATGTAGCTAAGCAGAAGCAGTATCTTGAGAGTATCGGTGTAGATACCTCCGAAATGAGCGAAAGGGATATTAAGGAGGCTAACACAGGCTCTAAGGTATTCCTTAAGGGTACTATTAGTATCCTAGATGCTATTGAGGATGTTGATATCTTCATTAACAAGGAATGAGGAGGGATAAGATATGTCCGTAGAAACTAAGAGAATTTGTAACGGTACTTTTGGTGAGCTCTGGCTTGACGGTGATTATGTCGGAGAGTGCTATAAGGCACAGGCAAAGGTAGAGTTTACAAAAGAGGAGATTAAGCAGTGTGGTACCTTTTTCACGGATAACAAGGTTGTAGGCTGTAAGGGTACGGGCTCTCTCACTATGCACAAGGTTAACTCCAGAATGGCTAAGAAGATGGCTACCATGATTAAGAATAAGCAGGATGTACGCTGTACGCTTATTAGTAAGCTGGCAGATCCCGATGCTTACGGTGCCGAGAGAATCTCTATTTCTGGTGTGCAGTTTGATGATCTTACTCTGTTTGATTGGGAGGCACAGAAGCCCCTTGAAACAGAGTCTCCGTTTACCTTTACAGGGTATGAGTATCTGGATGAGATCACTCCTCAGTAATAAGGGCTAGGGCTTAGGTGCTCTGTGGGGAGGTGTAAAAGCCTCCCCTTTTTTTCGTTTATATAAGAAACTATAAGGAGGACTATAGAATGTCTATTAAGAAGATCGTAGATGGGCAGGTAGAGGAGATCGTAGAAGCTAAGGAGGCAGTTAATGTACTGGATCTCTTGCTGGGCTCCGATATCGGAGAGATTAAGCTCCCTACTAAGCGTATGGAGATCACACGCCTTAGCGGTGTGTTTGGTTCTCCCTTTGTAATTACCGTATCCGCACTCTCTCCCGATAGATACGAGGAGGTACAGGATATGGCGGTATCTGTTAAGGGCAAGGATGCAGATATTGAGATCTCCCTATTGCAGTTGCTTGTAGTTATGGAGGGCGTTATGGATCCCTCTGGTAAGCCTCTGTTTAAGAATAAGGATCTTATGTCTAAGTTTAAGGCTAGTACGCCTAAGGAGTTGGTGCGTAAGCTCCTGCTTAGCGGTGAAATCGCTAGCATTTATGGAGAGATTGCTAGCCTCTCTGGTTTTGGTGAGGGCTCCGTTACAGAAGTAAAAAACTAATAGAGACGGATGGGCTTACTCAGATGATGTACTACTATTGGAAACATGGTAGGATCCGCCCATCCGTTTTTTACTCTATGCCTAAGGGAGAGCTCACAGTGCTACAAGCCTTTTTTGAGAAAGAGGTAGAGGAGCGTAATGAGCTAATTAAGGGTACAGAGGGTAAGGGAGTTTTCCCTGTAGCTGTTATTAACTGAGTAAGGAGGTGAGTGCTTTGGTGGAGTTTGGTGCAAGGCTTAGCTTAAAGGATAATATGTATGCTACCCTACAGAAAAACCTTAGATTGCAGAGGCAATTTTCGGAGCAGGTAGATCAAACTAGCTCTAGTATTAGAGGGCTGGGCAATCAGAGAGCTAATCCTACTATTACCGCTAATGATAGAGCCTCTGGTGTTATCCAAAGGGTAAGAAACACAGTAGCTACAGTAGGTGCTATGATTGCTACCCCAGAGGTAGCGGTAGATGGTAGACCTGCTAAGACAATTGATAGTATTGCAGAGAAATTAAGAAATCTCAAGAAAACCATAGTAAATCCTGTGGTTAAGCTGAGAGATCTATCTACTGCTAAGGTGGAAAAACTTAGGCAGAGCCTAAAGGCTATATCTTCAAGGGTATTCGCACCTATCGTTAAAGTAAAAGACAATGCATCTAAGCTCCTCTCTAAGATCAAGAATACCTTAGGGGGGCTAACTAAAAAGGCGTTTGCTCCTATCGTTAAGATAAAGGATATGGCTAGCAAGGTGCTCCATAGCATAGGGCAAGGGCTAAAAAAGGTAGGATCTGTGGTAGCTAAGGCTACTGTGGCTATCAAAGACGGAGCTACCGCTGGGCTATCTAAGATTGGCGGTATGCTGAAATCCCTTGCAAAGGGCGTAACTATTGCGGTAGGTATCGCTGGAGCAGGAGCTACCGCTCTGTTAGGAGGCTCATTGAGTGCAGGAGCCTCTATGGAGCAAAGTATAGGCGGTGTAGAAACCCTCTACGGGGCGGATGCAGGTGCTGTAATGGCAAATGCAGATAAAGCCTTTATGACCGCTGGATTATCCGCTAATGAATACATGGAAACGGTTACTAGCTTTAGTGCCTCTCTGTTACAGAGTTTGAGCGGAGATACGCAAAAGGCATCCATGGTAGCGGATATGGCACTCATTGATATGGCGGATAACGCTAATAAGTTTGGTACTGATATGGGCAGTATCCAAAATGCGTATCAAGGTTTTGCTAAGCAAAATTATACCATGCTGGATAACCTCAAGTTGGGTTATGGCGGTACGCAGGAGGAGATGCAGAGGCTCCTTAAGGATGCTACTAAGCTAACAGGCATTGAGTACGATATCAGTAACCTCTCCGATGTGTATAACGCTATCCATGCCATACAGGAAAATATGGGAATTGCTGGAGCTACAGCAGATGAGGCGAAAAATACTTTTAGCGGATCTTTTGCATCCATGAAAGCCTCCGCTAAAAACCTCTTAGCTAATCTAGCTCTGGGCGGAGATATTACAGGCTCTATGGAGCAGTTGATAGATACCGCCTCTACTTTCCTTTTTAATAACGCTCTCCCTATGATTGGTAGAATCTTTGAGAGCTTACCAGATGCTATAGGTACAGCAATTAAAAAGGGAGCCCCTAAGATTAAGCAGTTAGGCGGTACCATTGTAACAGCTCTTAAGAATGGGCTTAAGAGTGTGCTCCCAGCAGGTATGGCGGAGCTGGTAGATCCAGCTTTTAGCGGTATCGGTAGTGCTATCTCTACAGCGATTAGTACCGCTAAGAGCGTGATGCAGGGCTTAGTACCTGTTGTCACTAATGTAATTACTACGCTGGCTCCTGTAGTGGGGCAGATCGGAGATCTGTTTAATGAGGTGCTCCCTATCGTGGGAGATGCCTTTAGTGCCTTTGGAGATGGCGGAGGCTTTATACAGGGCTTTGCCGATATTGTGAGCGGTGCTATCCCTGTAGTAAGGCAGGTAGTACTAAGCCTAGCACAGGTATTTAAGGCTGTGATCCCAGCTATCCAGCCTATCCTTACTACGCTGGGCTCTATGGTGCAAACGCTTTTCCCAGTAATTCAAAATATTATCGCTACTTTTGGAAATGTCGTATCACAGGTATTTCCGATTATCGCAAATGTGATCTCTGTAGCCCTAAGTGCGGTAATGCCCGTAGTACAAACTTTGGCTAGTTTGATCCAGACAGCTCTCCCTATAGTGTCAAATGTGATCTCTGTAGTGGCTGGCGTGATTCAATCTGTAATGCCTACTATCTCCCAGATTTTCTCAGAGGTAGGCTCCAAAATAGCTGAGGTTATCAATGCTGTAGTAGTGCCTGTAATGGGTACCCTACAGGGCATTTTTGAAAAGGTTAGCCCTATTCTTCAACGAGCTATAGAAACTATAGTAAAAGTAGTTGGATCAGCGTGGGATTTTATCTCCCCTATCATAGATCTGGCTATGGTGCTATTTAAGGCACTTTGGGCGGTACTAGATCCCATTATTACAGCTATAGTAGATGCCTTTATCTGGCTCTGGGATAAGCTGGAGCCCGTATTTAGCTGGCTGGCAGATGCCCTATCCGCTGTAGGGGATTTTGTCGGAAGTATCGGAAGTTGGATAGGAGGGCTCTTTGGCGGAGGCGGTGGCGGATCTAGTCACGCTTACGGCTTAGCCCGTGTACCTTACGATAACTACCCAGCAGTACTCCATCAAGGAGAAACGGTACTTACCAGAAATCAAGCGGATCAATATGAGAGGGCTATGAGTACCAGAGGTGTACAGCTTAACAATGCTCTACAGCCTCTGGATAAGGAGCTCTCCAGAGATGGCAACAAGGGCGGTATAGGAAGTGCAGGACAGCCACAGGAAGTAAAGGAGATCAGTAAAGCAGGTACTACCGTACACATTGAGAAACTTGCAGATACCGTAGTTATCGAAAAGGAGGCAGATGTGGATAAGGTAGTAGAGGATATGGTTAAGAAATTCCGTAAGCTGGTACCTAATGTACCGTAAGGAGGTGGGTAAGGTATGGAATTTTGGTTAAAGCAAGGTGAGGAGGCTCTACAGCTCCCAGTTAAGCCCTCAGAATTTAATGTTACTGTAGCCCATCGTAATACGGTGGTTAATGTAATCCAGCTAGGAGATATTAACCTCATGGGTAAGACGGGGCTAAGAGAGATCGCTCTTAGCTCTTTCTTCCCAGATAAGGATTATCATTTTAGTAATAACTTTGGGCGTAAACAGCCTATAGCCTATGTAAACCAGCTAGAGGGCTGGAGAAAGTCTGGTAAGCCTATAAGGGTTATTATCACGGATCTACTCAATATGGAGGCTACTATAGAGAGTTTTGCATGGGGAGAAAGGGACGCCACAGGTGATATATACTATACGCTGGCTCTTAAGGAGTATAAAAAGATCAAGACTAAATCGGCTACAAATACTGTAGCTACGGGGCAATCTACTACCAGAGAAACAAAGGCTACAGAGAGTAGCTCTGGCAAAACCTACACGGTTAAACAGGGAGATTGTCTCTGGAGTATTGCAAAAAGATTCTACGGCAATGGAGCCTTGTATACTAAGATCTACAATGCAAATAAGGATAAGATTAAAAATCCAGATCTTATCTATGCAGGGCAGGTATTAACAATCCCCTAAGGAGGTGGTAAAGAGTGATAGTGGTACATAAAAACACAGATATAACGGAGTATGTAAGCTCTATTAGCTGGGGAGGCTCCAAATCGGAGGTATCCAGAAAATTGGAGCTAAAAATAGTTAACGCTCCGCTGGATGGTAACATTACCCCTCTTATCATTGATTTAGCGGATCCTGTGTACCTCTTTGAGGATGACGGGAAAACGGAGCTCTTTAGAGGGTTTGTAACAGAACGGGAGGCAAATAGCACACAGGGAGTAGTAACCTATGTAGCTTATGACCTCCTTTTTTATACCCTCAAAAGCAAGGCTACCTATAACTTTAGCTCTAAGACAGCGGAAACAATTGCTAAAATGGTGTGTGATGATCTGGAGATCCCTGTAGGCTCATTAGCTATAACAGGGATCCCCCAAAAGCTCATAGTACAGAATGTGGGCATATATGAGATCATCATGCAAGCCTACACACAGGCATACCAGCAGAACGGTAAGCAGTACCGTGTAACCGCTAAAAAGGGGCTCCTTAATGTAGAGGAGATGGGTAAGGTTGTTTGTGAGATTGAGCTCACAGAGGATAGCAACATTACCAGCTCCCAGTATAGGGAAACCCTTACTAACATGGTTAATAAGGTGCGTATCTATGACGGAGAGGGAAACCCAGCAGGAGTAGTACAAAACGATGCCGATGTTAAAAAGTATGGCGTATTCCAGCAGGTTTACACTAAGGAGGAGGGCAAGGATCCTAACACTACTGCTAAGAGTATGTTTAAGGGTGTTGAGAAAACCTTTACTCTTAATTGTGTAAATCATAATGGAGCTGTTACTGGGGCTGGAGCGGTGGTAAGAGACAGCTCTACAGGGCTTAGTGGGCTGGTTTGGATCGATGCAGATACTCACACATGGAATAACGGAGTAGCCACTATGAGCTTAACGGTAACGCTTAAGCTAATGATGGATACTAAGGCGAATAAAAATAGCTCCCAGAACGGTACCACCTCCTCCAGTGGAGGCGGATCTGGCAGTAGCACGGGTACCAATGGCAGTAATACAGGTAACTATACTCCTACTTACGGCTCTGAGGATAACCCTCCGTTTGAGATAGTAAATAGCTACTGGAGAACGGTGAGCAGTGGTTTTCCTGCCTTTCATAATGCTTACGCATATTACTCCGCAAATGGCGGATCTACTAAGGGCTGGAAAATCTTAGATAAGGATAGAAAGGAGGTACGGGGCTAGTATGGCTGACAATAGCAACAGTAGCAGTATGCAGAGTGACCAGTACTTTGCGGAGATGCTTGGTATGATGAGGGAGCAGGGGCGGAAAGATAACCCTACTACCCTACAGCTAGGCGTTATGCAGAGTGCAAATAGCGTTAAAATTGATGATCTGGTACTAAATGCGGAGGATCTGTATATAGCAGATCACTTAGTAGCTGGCTATACCAGACAGCTTAAGGTACCTTATGTATCCTCCGTAGCTCCAGATACTCAAACTACCGTACAGACTAAGATAACCTTTACAGACGGGCTCAAAAAGGGGGATCTTGTAGCGGTGCAGAAATTACACGATACTAACAGGTATGTAATACTGGCAAAGGTGGTGGAGGCTTAAATGAGTTTATTTCCGTTTGCTACGAATGAGGAGATAGCCTTAGCCTCTCCAGAGGTAACAGCCTCCTCTATTCGTGAGTATGAGATAGATTTTAAGAGCGGTAGGCTTACTGGTAGGATTGTAGAGGGCGTAGATGCTCTCTGTGTGTGGGCTTATCTAGCTCTTAAGGCGTGGAGATACCGTTGGATAATCTATAGCTGGGGTTACGGGAATGAGGTTTATGATCTCATTGGTAACTCTTACAGTGAGGAATATTTAAGAAGTGAGTGCAGGAGATATGTGGAGGAGTGCTTATTGGAAAATGAGCACATTACAGGTATTGAGGATCTGGAGGTATCCCAGATCAAAGATGTACTCTATATTAAGTTTAGAATGAAAACCGATGTAGGCAGTAAGGAGGTGGAGATAAATGTATGAGGATCAAACATATGAAGCTATCCTAGCCAGATCCCTAGATAGAGTAGCTACAAATGTGGATAAGCGTGAGGGCTCCGTAGTAATGAACGCTGTAGCCCCTGTATCAGCGGAGCACGCTAACATCTATATCCTTTTGGATAGTATTATCCGTAATGGGTATGTACATACCGCAGATATTAGGGAGTATGTAGTGTACCGCTGTAGAGAGCGTGGCATTATCCCTTACGAGGCTACACAAGCGGTACTCAAAGGTAAGTTTAATATGAGTATCCCTTTAGGCTCCAGATTTAACCATGATGCCCTTAACTATACTGCTAAGGAGTTTATGGAGGAGGCTGAGGGCTATTACTACTACCAGATGGAGTGTGAGACCGCTGGAGAGGTTGGTAATAGGGGCTTTGGAGAGCTCACTCCTATTGAGTACATTGATAAGGCTCTGGAGGGAGAGCTCACTGAGCTACTTATCCCAGCAGAGGATGAGGAGAGCATAGAGAGCCTCAAAAAGAGATATGCAGATTCTTTTGAGGGTACCTCTTTTGGGGGAAATAGACAAGATTACAAAGAAAAAACGAAAGCTCTTGACGGGGTAGGCGGATGCATTGTTACTCCTGTATGGAATGGCGGAGGCACCGTAAAGCTCAATATTATAGATAGTGAGTTTAACAAGGCTACCCCTACCCTTGTAGCTAGTGTGCAATCTCAGATGGATCCGTTTCCACAGGGAACGGGTAACGGCATAGCTCCTATAGGGCATACTGTTACGGTTGTTACTCCGCAGGAGCTTACCGTAGATATTTCCGCAAGAGTTACCCTTACTGACGGAGTTAGCTGGAGCCAGCTTAAAGCTCTTGTAACCAGCACTTTGGAGGAGTATTTCCTAGAGTTAAGAAAGAGCTGGGAAAAGAGCTGTGAAAGCGGTAATCTTGTAGTGAGAATCTCTCAGATAGAAAACCGTGTCCTTAATTTGGAGGGAGTACTGGATGTAGCAGATACCGCTCTTAACGGAGTAGCGGATAATCTGACAGTAACGCAGGAAAAGCTCCCTATACTTGGGGAGGTGGTAAACAGTGGTTAAGGAGGTAGATCTACTTAGCTATTGGATGCCTGTACTTAGACAGCTCAAAGAGTTTAAGGAAATTGCAAAGGCGGAGGAGCCAGAGCTTAGGTACCTTTTGGAGGCTTGTGATCGTGCTATTAGGAATTTTTTCATTCCTACCGCAGATGAGCAAGGTATCTCACTCTTTGAGGGTATGCTGGGAATGTTCCCCGATGAGGGGGCGGATCTGGAAACTAGGAGAGTATCCGTATTAACGGCATGGGCTAGTAAAGAGCGGTATACAGATGCGTGGCTTTATGATAGGCTCTCCTCTCTGTGTGGCGGAGAGGTTAGCATTACTCCTCACTATGAGGAGTATTCTGTAGATATTGCGGTAGAAAGCGGAGTTAAGGGGATAGTTGAGATACTAACCTCTCTAATTTCTGATATACTCCCGTGTAATCTGGTATATAACCTTAGCACTTACATTAAGGCACAGGAAACCGCTCCCCTATTTGTAGGGGTAGTTACTTCTACTGCTATGTGTTACCAGCTTACAAACGATATTACAAGTAAGGTATCTACTGTATCTACCCTTAATAATGCAGTAGCAAACTCTACCGCTACAGTGATCACCATAAACTCTGAGACAGTTATGGTGCCAACTACAGCAGTATTAGGCAAGGCAGTACTGGGATCCGCAGTGCTGGGTACCATGTAAAGGAGGGCAAAAATGACATACGAAAAACAAACTTTTAAGAATGAGGAAACAGTATTAACAGCGAAGATGCTGGAGCACATTGAGGATGGTATAGTAGCCCTATGTACCGCTGTGAATCGTCTCCGTGAGAATATTGGAGGCTCTGTGCCTACGGCTAGGATTGGTTATATAACAATTCTTGCAGATAACTGGGTAGGCACTGATAGCCCGTACTCTCAAGTTGTGGAGGTTGCTGGGGCTACTAAAAAGAGTCAAGTTGACCTTACGCCCAGCGTTGAACAGCTTTCTGTATTCCACAAAAAGGATCTTGCTTTTGTAACAGAAAATGAGGATGGTGTGGTTACGGTATACGCTGTTGGGCAGAAGCCAGAGAATGACTACACTATTCAAGTAACCATAACGGAGGTAACTGTATGAGTAAAATTATAGGCGTAACCGTAGGTACACCTCTTAGCCCCTCTGAGATAGAGGGTACATTAAATCCTGTTAAGACCGTCAACGGGAAAGCTCCCGATGAAAACGGAAATGTAGATATTAAGATTCCTGAGGGTAGCACTGGCAAAGATGGAGCTAGTGCCTATGAAGTAGCTTTGGCTAATGGGTTTGAGGGCTCAGAACAAGCGTGGTTAGCTTCTCTAAAGGGTGCTGATTATGTGCTAACTGAGGCGGATAAAACAGAAATTGTCCGTATGACTATTGAGAGCTTGGGTGGCAATCCTGTATTCGGTTATGTGGATGAGAATAATAACATCATCGTCTCTGGTAACCTAGCAGACGGAAGTTATACGATAAAGTATGAAATGGAGGATGGTAGCATTATTGATATCGGTGAGCTAACCTTAGACAACAATGTTTATTTTGTCGTGACTAATACTCTAACAAACTGTGCAAACAATAACAGCACAACACAGGTAATCAAGGGACAGAGTTATGTAGCAGTGATTTCCGCAAATAGTGGTTATGAGCTTTCTTCTGTGTCTGTAACTATGGGTGGTACATCTATTCCTGTTAGTGGTGGCAACATCTCTATTGAAGAAGTGACAGGAGATATTGTTATTACTGCGGTAGCTAAAGAAGCTGTTGTTGAAATTGTCAACCTGATTCCTACATCTGTTGATACTGATGGAACTATTTACAATGGTATTGGCTATAAGACAAATACACGAATTAGAGGTACTGGTGCTACAGAGGCTTACAATGGTGCTTCTTGTACGGGCTTTATTAAGGCTAACACTGGAGATATGGTGTACATTAAGGGTATTACAAGTAACACAGCTGGCTTATCAAAAGTGCATTGCTATAATGCAAGCAAAACCTCAATCAATGCAATTGGTTTTTCCGAATTAACGAATGAGGGAAATGGTGTTTATAGTTGTACTATCACTCTTGAAAATACGGAATATATTCGTGTAGCATCAGCTCACATTATGGATGGTAGTGAAATCGTTACCGTTAATCGATCGATAGTGTAAGGCGGTGTGAATTTATGGCATATAAGTATAAACACTTTATACCACAAAACACCGCTCCAATCGGTGTAAAAAATATAGGAGTGTATGACGAAAAGGGCAATAAGGTATGTACCATTCCACTTGGAAGAATGACACCACCGAATAAGGAAAAGCTATATTCCTTTGGCTTATTAAGTGATACTCATATATTAAGAGCAGAAATACCACCGAATTATTTACATAACACAAAATTCGATAATGCTCTTTCATTCTTTGAAAATAGTGGATGTGAATTCTGTATTGTTTGCGGAGACTTAACACAAACGGGATTTTATAGGAGGACAAATGAAAGCGATGCAAGCACTACTTATTTGGACGAAACTTTATTTGCGAATTATAAAGAAATCTGCGACAAACACACTATTCCTATATATGAGTTAATGGGAAATCACGAAAGTTATTATGGTATGCCTATAACCAATAACTTTGACTTAATGAAAGCCTATACAGGCACTAGTGTATTGTCATATACGATAGAGCGAGGGACTGATTTATTTATTCTTATAGGACAGCCAAAAGATTTAGTAGTTATGACAGATGATGATTTTACATGGTTTGCTGAAACGCTTGAAGCAAACAAAGATAAAAGATGTCTTGTATTCGTCCATTCCTATATAGAAGAAGATAGCGGAGATGCAATGGATGTGCGAGAAAACTCTATCTTCTACTATTGGGGAGCAACAAAGAAAAATGCTTTTATGAGCCTTATTCGACAGTATAGTAATGTCATTCTGTTTCATGGACATTCACACATGAAATTTGAGTGTCAAGAGCTTGATGAAAATGCAAATTATACAGAGCGAAATGGTTTCAAGTCAATCCATATCCCATCAAGTTCGGCACCGAGAGATGTTGATATTGAAAACAATAAATCCGTTGATGATACATTCGCAAGTCAAGGTTATATCGTTGATGTATATGATGATTGTGTTGCACTGAACGGTATGGATTTTATAAATTCTAAACCTATTCCTTTAGGGACTTATAAAATATTAACGGAGGTGTGATAAGGTGTTTTATCTAAATAAAGATATTGAGCTTAGTGCAGAATTACTAAGCAAAATGATTAACAGATTTAGACTTAATGTAGATCCTAAATTAAGAACATATAAAAATTATATGGAATAAAGAAAGGAGGCTTAAATATGGGAGCTTTTAAGGGTGCAGTAATCACTAAAAAAGGGCAAGCATTGATGGCTAAGGTGGTACAGGGCGGTACTAAGCTGGACTTTACACAGATTAAGACCAGTGAAAAGGCACTTAGCGGAGATCTGGCTAGCCTTACCAGTATTGGCACAATTAAACAGGCGGAAAAGGTAGCCTCTGTAGTGAGGCAAAACCTGTATAATGTAAAGGTTAGTGCCAGCTTTTCTAACAAGGGGCTTACCGCTGGCTACTATGTTAGAAATATTGGCTTGTATGCTACGGATCCTACGGAGGGAGAGATCCTCTTTAGTATTTCCGTAGCGGATGAGAGTACCGCTACAGCGGATTGGATGCCTCCGTATACGGGCGTGAGTGTAAGTAGCCTTATGGTAGATCTTATTACCGCTGTATCTAATGCCTCCAGCGTTAATGTAGTGGTAGATCCTACAGCTAATGCTACAGTAGCCCAGATCATGGAGGTAAATGAGCGTTTAACCGCCTTAGATAACTCCATTACTACTACCAACGAGAAACTCCTTAGCGGTAGCGTAGCTGGAGGGGTAAAGGTTAATAAGGTGCTGGGTAAGAGTGAGCAGGTTACTACTACAGGTAAGAATCTTTTACAGAATGTAGCTACAAGCCAGATTATTAACGGTATTACTTTTACTGTGAAAGAGGATGGGAGTATTGTAGCTAACGGTACTGCTACAGATCTTGCCTCTCTTACCATTAACAATATCTCACTCCCAAACGGGGATTATATCTTGAGCGGATGCCCTAAGGGAGGTGCATGGAATACCTACTCTTTGCAGTATAAATACGGCTCTCAAGATTATGGGAACGGGCTTAATCTCTCAATTAGTGACGGAGAGTTAAAAAATATTAGAATACTTGTGTATACGGGCGTAACCCTTTCCAATGCTGTATTTAAGCCTATGATCCGTCTTGCAAGTATCGCAGACAATACTTATGAGCCTTATACTGGAGGTATCCCCTCCCCTAATTTATCCTATCCTCAGACGATTAAGAGCGTAGAGGTAAGTAAGATTACGGTACACGGTAAAAACCTTATCAATCAGCGGTGTGTTTCAGTAGCAGGGGTGGATGCTCAGTGGCTAAGAGCTGGCACTTACACCGTATCAAGAGATGCATCTGAGGTAGGGAAAAACTGGTATATAAGTGCATACGATGTTGCTGGGAATGTAATCACAGGGACAGCCCTCACTATGACAGATTGGGGCGTTAGCGTTACTGGTGAGTGGTATTATGGTAGTGCGGAAACATCCTTTGCTACATTTACCTTAAAGCGTGATAGCTATATCAAAATAGGCGTATTGGGAGGTAGCGGAGTAACTTATTTGATGCTTGTAGAGGGTGTAGAGCCCTCCGAGTTTGAGCCCTATAAGGAAAACTCTATCACTCTCTCCCAGCCTATTACGCTCAGAGGCATTGGAGATGTAATGGATGAGCTGACAAGTGAGGGTGTGGTGAGGAATGTTGCCGAGTTGGTACTTAGCGGTGCTGTGGATGAGCAATATCGTGTAGCAGAGGAGTATACCTCCTCTGATTGTACCGCTTTTTATGTCCATCACCAAAAGGGTTACGAGCATTCCCATGATGGGTGTGAGGCGTATTGCAACAAGCTGTTACCGCTGAGCCTCCTTGACCTACAGACGGGGAATACTCAAGGATTTAGGCTGGGCGGAAGTGCTTATGACCAGATTATTCTCCGTATGCCTAATAGCCTTAGCGATGTAAATACTTTGGAGGCGTGGATTGCAGAGAATCCGCTTACATTGGTTTACCCCGTTGCTACTCCTAGCATCGAGCCTCTCCCAGTGGCGGATCAGATTGCTCTCCGATCTCTGGTAAGCTATGACGAGATTACCTGCTTAGGTACAGATTCAGAGGTTTCTCCCATTATCGAGGCTGAGTATGGCACTAATAAGGTAGGTGCTCATACCCTAACTGGATTACTTACAGCTCAGCGTAACGAGCTTAGGCTGGAGGAGATTGCCTCTACAGTTTCAGCGTTAACGCAGGGATAATAGGAGGGATCTTATGACAGAAGAGCAGAAGCTACAGTTTGAGCATAGACTTACGGAGGTAGAGAATCGCTCTAAAAGCAATACTAAGAGGCTGGATGAGCACGATGAGGCTATTAAGGAAAACAGTGAGCTCATTGTAGCCATTAAGGAGCTGGCTATAGAAACTAAGTATATGCGTGAGGAGCTAAATGAGACCGTAGAACGGCTTAACAAACTGGAGAGCAAAGACGGAGGTAAGTGGGATAAATTTAAGTGGTTAATTGTAACCTCTGTAGTATCCATTATCTTAGGCTATATTGCGGTACAGATTGGATTAGGCTAAGGAGCGTGGTTTTGTGGCACAGGACAAAAGCAAGAGGGGGAACTCCTCCCCCTCCTTACCCTCCGCTAGGCGTAAAGCGGAGTTTAGTAAAAAGCTGGTTATAGTAACGGGAGCTCTTTTTATCCTCTCCCTTTTCTTAGTGAGGGCGGATATGAGAGAGGGCTACGATATATCCAGCTACGCTACACAGATTATCTTAACTACTGGAGGCATCTTTGGTGCCTCCATAGTATTTTATCTCAATAAGGCTAAGATAGAAAACCTATCTAAGGGCAAGATCCGCTTTATGCTACTCCGCCTACGGCTGGAGCTAAGGCTTAAGGATCAAATACCAGAGGAGGCGTATAACCTCATGCTGGAGGAGATCAATACAATAGATAGGATGCTGGATACTAAGCTAGACGGAGCCTTAGAGGAGGCTATCCAGCAGGAGATAGAGATCCAGAATTACTAAGGAGGTAATATTATGACTATCGCTCTTTTTATGACACTTTTAGCTACGCTGGCAGTAGCAGTATCCCTCCTCACTGAGGCGGTAAAGCATTTCTTTGAGGGTACAAAGTTTAACTACTCCTCTAACATGGTGGTACTCATTCTATCCATCATTGTAGGCATTGGAGGTACCGCTATGGCGTATGTGTATATGGGCATTGCCTTTACTCCGCCTAACATTATTTGTATGGCGTTTATGGCAGTGGCGGTATGGGTAGGCTCTATGATCGGATATGACAAGGTAATCCAGATGCTAGGGCAATTCAAGAACATTAAGAAGTAAGTAAACGCTGGGAGCTCCTTAGGGGGCTCCCTTTTTATGTAAAGGAGGATGATTACTATGACAGAAAAGCAGTTGAGAGAAAAAGTGGTTAGTATCGCTGTAGGCTGGCTGGGGTGCAAGGAGAGTAACGGTACCCACAAAAAGATCATTGATGTATATAACTCCCATAAGCCTCTTGCTAGAGGGTATGCGGTAAAGTATACTGATGCATGGTGCTCTACCTTTGCCTCCGCTGTAGCCATTGTAGCAGGGCTTACCGATATTATCCCTACAGAGTGCGGATGTGAGGAGCATACTAAGCTCTTTAAGAAGCTGGGAGCATGGGTAGAAAATGATGCCTATACTCCTAAGGCTGGAGATTACATTTTCTATTGCTGGGATGATAACGGTGTAGGCGATAATACAGGCGGTGCGGATCATATTGGTATTGTAGTTTCCGTATCTGGCAATACCCTTAAGATCATTGAGGGCAATATCAGTAATGCGGTAGGCTATCGTACCATTAAGGTAAATGATAAGTACATTAGAGGCTACGGTGTGCCTAAGTACGCTAGCAAGGCTACAGAGGGCGAAGCTGAGGAGGCTAAGCCCGTTACTCCTAGCACTCCTACTACGGAGGATCTGGAGTATACTGTGGGAGATCTGGTACAGTTTACGGGGTGCCTCCACTATACCAGCTCTTATAAGGGCGGTGTAGCTCATGGCTGTAAGGCTGGCGTAGCTAAGGTTACGGCTATCTCTAAAGGTAAGCCCCATCCCTATCATCTTAAGGCTGTGGCTGGTAAGGGCTCTACAGTGTATGGCTGGGTAAATGCTGGGGATATTGCTAGCAAGGCTACCAGCACAAAGGCAAAAACCTACAAGGTAGTTAAGGGCGATACCCTTAGTAAGATTGCTAAGCAGTACGGTACTACTGTAGATACTCTGGTTAAGCTCAATGGGATTAAAAATAAAAATCTCATCTATGTAGGGCAGATCATTAAGCTCCCGTAATATCTCTAAAGGTAGGGCTACTAGCTGTAAAAGGCTGGTAGCCCTATTTTTTTATTTTGCCCTCTTGATAATTTTATATAGGTGGTGTATAATGTGTAACAGAGAGGCATATAAGGCGTACAGAGCCAATTATTAGGCTAGGGTATGTAATTACTACCCAATAGCTTAAAGTGCCCGTACAGAGCACGCTGGAGCCCTCAGAGGGCATTACAGGATTACACAGGAGGAGTACAGGATGGCTTACGCAAAGTTAGGGAATCTGAGAGCGGTGTTTTATGCTAGAGTATCCACAGAGGAGGAGAGACAGCTAAACGCCCTAGAGAAACAGGTACAGGAGAATAGAGATGTAATAGCTCAACAGAGCTGGGAGCTGGTAGATCAGTATATAGACGAGGGAAAGAGCGGTACTACTACTCAGCGGAGAGATGAGTACCAGAGGCTCTTAGAGGATATGGGTAGCGGTAAATTTGATATTGTGGTAGCTAAATCGCAGGACAGACTACAGAGAAATCTTGATGATTGGTGTGTTTTTAGAAATTTGTTAGCCTTGCATAATATCAAGCTATACTTATACATGGATCAAAAATTCTATAATCCGCTGGAGGATAATTTTTTAGCAAATATTAAGGCTATCTTGGCGGAAGAATACTCCAGAGATCTCTCTAAAAAGATCAACAATGCCAATAGCAGGAGATTAGAGAAAGCCAGACAGGGAGAGATAGTATCTGTATATGGCAGTAGTAGATGCTATGGGTATAATATGGCTAACGGAAAGAATACCATTAACGAAGCACAGGCTGAGGTAGTTAGGCTCATTTACAAGCTCTATTTAGAGGGCTACGGTGGGAGAGCTATCCGCAGAGAGCTAACTGCCAGAGGAATTACTAACCATGACGGCAAGGAAATGAATGAGGTTACTATCCTAAATATCCTCAAAAATGAGAGATATACAGGAACATTGGTAACTAATAAATCTCACAAGGACTTTATCACAAAGAAAACGGTAAAAAATCCTCCTAGTGAGTGGATTAGGATACCCAATGCGGTACCAGCTATTATCTCTCAAGAAGATTTTGAAAAGGTGGCTACAATACTAGATAGCCATAGACTAGAGGCAGGTACAGAAAAGAGGGCTAGGACAGTAGGAAAGAATGTAGGCAAAAGCCCTCTTAGTGGTAAGCTCTTTTGCGGAAATTGTGGCTCCGTATTCTGGAGAAAGGCTAGAACAGATAACGGAGAGGTTACTTGGGTATGTTCAAAATATGCAAAAATGGGCAAAAAGCACGGTAGAAGAAACCCAGATGAGCGGAATGTAGAGGTAGATAGTGAGAGAGGCTGTAATAGTGTAACTCTCTATCAAAGGGATCTCCTAGCTACATTATCCGCCATAGCACAGGATGTTACTATTGATAGATCCGCTGTAAAGGCGGAAGTATTGAGGTGGTTAAATTCCTTGTTAGATAGTCTAACTAAGGATAGATCCAATAGCCTTATCAAAGAGGAGCTCCAGCAGTTGGAGAGAAAGAAAAACAAGCTCACAGAGGCTTATATGGATGAGATCATATCTAAAGAGGATTACAGGGTAAAATATAAAGAGCTGGAGGCTAAAATACGGGAAAAGGAGAGTATGCTCTCTCCAGAGGTACCAGAGGAAGATATTGAGGAGATCAAGAGAGTTATAGCTAATATTGATACTGAGGTAGATAACTGGATTACGGAAAAGGATTTTACAGAGGATAAGCTGGAGTATTTAATAAGCCATATTAGCAAGATAACAGTAAATCCTCATTGTTTAGTTATAGAGCTGGATTTAGTATCTGGAGTTATAGTAGCAGGAAAGGATTTTTTGCAGTATGTTAAAGAAAACAGACACTTGTTTATAC